AAGCATCTTGGCCTGTCCCGCGTGTGCTTTCGATGCACCGCGCAGTTTCTTGGCAACGGTCTTCACCTTTGCCCTTGTGGCTTTCTTCATCATGCTTTCTTCTTTCTTTTACGCAGCAAGTCGGCATCTGCCTTTCTCGCCCCGCCTTTGCCGGTAGCAAAACTGCGGACACGACCTGCGGCCCACTGATGCGCAGAAACCTTTGGTCTACTGCCCTGAGAATAGTATGCACCCAACCCTCTGGAGTACACCTTACTGAGAGTTGACTTGGATATGCCAGAAGACTTGGAATATTTGTCAATGACGGCTGCTTTGCTCATCCGCGACTCCTCTCCCTGCTGATGCGATCCATCATAGCTTTGGTGAGTTTGCCTTGTTTGTAAAGACGCCGCGTGCGCTTGATCTCTGCCTCACGCTTCTTGGGGTTTTTGGCACCGCGCACATATTTCTTTGGCACGCCGCCCTTTGTCTTGGGAACTTTTGGAAACTTGCGTGTCATTTCTTCAGCCCCTTGATCCCTCTCAAACCAAATGACGCAGCGATACTAGCATACATTGCCCATTGGAACCAATCAGGGGTGGATTCCAACACGGCAAAGCCCTGATCGACATACGGCTGCATAGGCGGGATGAAGCACATGCCTATGATAACTATGAATAAAATCGTCCAGGCTTCATCCTTCCAGCTATCCTTGCTGGCTTCAGCCATAATCTTTTCCCAGCCAGCTTCATGCGTGGCGGCAACTTTCATCACCTCTGCTTCAGCCTCTGCCTTGGCTACTTTGACCCTAGACTGTGCAGCCTTCTCCTCTGCCTTGCCTTTGAGCCAGCCACCAGCAAGCTCTGTGATAGCCGGTATCAGTGCCTGAATCATTTCTTTTCACTCCCAAGCCACACTGCAAAAGCGCCGGTCATTGCGCCACTGACCACGCTAATCATTGCGCTTTGCTGCGTAGACAAGTCGTCAAGGCTCATCCCCCATTCGATGACTCTGATATACATGAAGGTCATTGTGAACATCATAAGCCTTGGCAGAATCTTCCATGCCAGAAAGCGTTCCATAGTCACATCCATTACTGACTCTCCTTGATGGCCTTTAATACATCATACACATTGGGTGGCGGCGGCTGATCTGGATTCCACTGGCAGAGATACTCACGCGGTTTCCACTCGCCATACTCAAAAAACAGCGTCTCCTGTGTATTGTGCGCACCTCGGTACACGCATACCTCTTGTGTCTTGTCTAATTTGATACATTTCACAAGGCGGCATGTCGTCAAATCATTAGCCCAATCACTGGCCTTGGCCGAGTGTGACTTGAGAAGCAAGACAAAGGATGTAAGGACGGCTAGACCTGCGCCAATCATGATCGTCCAGGCGACAATCTCCACAAACTTGCGACGGCGTTCTCTTTGTCTGTAAAGAGTTTCCTGCCTACGTTTGCGGATTTGGCCCTCCATACGCACAAGCTCATCCCATTTGGACTTGCCCATAGTAAGGCTAATCCATTGCTGTAGCTCATAACGCTGTTGTTGTGCCTTTTTCTTAGCAGCAAAAGCCTCTACAGCCTCTTGCTCTACGCTCTTTCCGGCAAACAGTTTCTTGAATATGGGGGGATTCTTGGCTTCTTTTTCGGCCTGATCTAGGTCAGAAAGCGCACCCATCCACCTGGACAGGTCAGAGGCCATTGATTCAATATCACGCCCAATGGCAAAGCCCTTCTTAAGGGCTGAAAAGGCGGCAGAGGCAGTTGCCATTGCTGATACTGGGTCCATCAGTAGACCTTTGTGTTCTCGTCTACCACTTTTGGCAGACAGTAAGCGGTGATGTTCTGTCCCTGTTTGTGCAGTCTCTGTGCAAAGTACACGCAGTCATCAACACTGCGAAAATACATATCGTTACTAACGAGCCGTTTATCCTCACCTAGCCCAACAAAAACAAACAAAAGAAAGACATGGATCATCCATTAACAATAATTCCTAACAACAAAACAATCGTCGTGCCAGCAGTGCCGATCATAATATGTTCGATGCGCTTGATACGCAGGATCGTCTCCTTCCAGCGTTCAGCGCAGACCGCCTCATGGGTGTCGAGTTCAGCTTTGACCGATGTGACGGTGGGCTTGCTCATGGTTTGGTCGGCCACGTTACATCATCGAGGCTGGTGGCATTGTCGGTGATGTCACGCAGAGCTTGACGATAATCTGTCTGGGCTTGGGTCATGGCCGCAGTGTCAGACAAACCCCAATGGTCTGTCTCTGCCAGCTTGCTATTTCTGACCTCACGCAAAAGCTCCATCGGCTCGCCAGCGATTAGCTCTGCCAACTTTGCCTCAACCTGAGCCTTTGTCGGCTTAGTGATATCTGTCGAAAGCCAGTTGATGTTTTCATAAGTCAGGTCGCCAACCAAATTCCATTGACCGTTTGGCTCAAGTGCGATCAGAGCGTCCGCGATAATTTTGCTCATTGCCTAAACTCCTACAAAGATGTCTTGCTGGTAACATCATCAACGGTGGAACCAGATGTCGTGCTTTCATACATCTTCATGGCCTTTATGTATGGGACGCCGTTGCTATCGTTGTTGTTGCCATTATAAAAGTCGGCACTTTGATAGTGGATTTGACTGTAAAGGGTGAGCGGGTATGTCGCTCCTAGTGGGCAGTCAATAAACCAATAAGCTGGCATACCGTAATTACCAAAAGTGTTGGTAGTAATGCGTTCCAAAATCATACGATGCTCGGTGATGAGGCCAGAACCGTTTGAAGATGAAGTGCCAAGGGCTGACTTGATGTAATAAGTATTACCGCCCCACCGTATCCTGTAAAAACACTCTACATGCCAAATACCGCTCTCGGGTATGGAAATGCTGCCGCTTTGTTGCCAGCCAGATGATGTGGTCAATGCTGCTGAGACATTGTTAAAAACGACTGGAGTATTTGCTGTGCCATTAGCAATGGATGCCGAGGTGACAGCGTCGTCCGCGATCTTGGCCGAGGTGATAGCATCGTCGGCGATCTTAGCCGTGGCTATCGTCGAGCCAGTGCCAAGGAGATTTGCGAGGTTTCTTGCGTTGCTCATGTCTTGCTCCTGCCTGTCAGTCCACCGGCATCTGCCGAACCGGCCAAGTCTGCAAATTCTCTTGCTCTGCTCATTCTCCGGCCTCCAGTGCTGCGACCTTTGTTTCGAGTGCCTCAATCTTAGCGATGGCTTCTTTCAGTGCGCCGGTCAGAAGTGGCACTAGCTTGCTCTGGTCGATGCCTTGCATGACAGGGTTGCCGTCGTCGTCTACCTCGTTGTGAGTGCCGGTGACAGCTTCCGGTACGACAGTCTGCGCCTCGTGGGCAAGGAAGCCGTCAACCGTTGTGTCTGGGTTTACAATGAAATTGAACCGCTTGGGTGCCAGCGCCTTCACACGGTCAATGGCCCCAGTCATGTCGGCTACGTTTTCTTTCAGGCGATAATCTGACGTTCCTGCGTAAGTCGTTGATGAGCCGTCGGTGGAAATATTACCAACAGTTGAATTTCCAAATCTGAAATTAGAATATATGTTGGCTGACCCAGTTGTATGGATGTTCATCACCGGATAATCATTACCGTGCATGTTAACTTGAAAAGTGCCGTATTGTGCGCTTATGTTCATTCCGCTAACTGTGCCTGCGGTAGTGACAGTGCCGTTTTGACTTACTTGAAAGTCTGAACCTGACAACCGCATACGTTCTGTTGACGACGCACCGTCGTCGTTGCCCGTATAAAACTCTATGGCCCCGCTACTGCCACGAAACTCTGTGTCGTTTCCGTTAAGAACAATATTTGTCTTGTAAGGGCCGCCCGATGTTTGTTCAATTTCCAAAGTGGGGCTGGTTGATGCGGAAACTGTTAACGTATGATCAGGCGAAATCGTGCCTACGCCCACACGATTGTTGCTGCTGTCCACCTTCAGAGTGCTGGTATCAACGGTCAAATCGCCATTGATTGTCACATTATTAGAGAACGTGCCGCCATTCAGCGACGAAACAGTGTCAGCCACAGTAAAGATGTCATAGACGACGACCTCGACCACATCTCCACTTGCTAGGGCTGCGAGGCCAGCAATAGTGTTGGCTGTGCTGGTGTTGTAGTCAGTGCCAGCAACTAGCAGGACGCCGTTCAGATATACATCGACATAAGCACCATCGCTGAACGCAAGTGACGTGCCGTCGTCGCTGGAGCCGCTGACGCTAGT